AAATTAAATTATGAAACAGAAAGAAAACTTATAAGTTTTTTGAATTTTGATTATACCCAAGAACAAATATCAAAAGTAAGGCATTTATTTTTCGACCATGATATAGTTTTTGATAAGCATTTGAAAAACATTTCTTACTTTTTTGTTAAAATAAATTTAAAAGATACTCCACAAACAATATCAACCATTATATCTAAATTACCTGTAGCGAATTATGAGTTAAGTTTTTTTTCAGATAATATACATTTACATGAAAACAATCGTACACAGTCTAATAATATTGAAGACATAAAAGAAGTTATTGCATCAGATGGTCGAGGTGTTTTTTGGTATACACAAGATAATCGAATACATTTTGTTTCTACTGTTCAACGAATAACAGAAGCACCTGAAGTTATTTTGTCTACTCAGAATGTACATGTTTATGATGCACAAGAGAAAAAAGAAGAAGATACTAATTTAAAAATAATGCAAGTACACGTTGGTTGTGGTCTTGATATTCCACCCAAAGGATATGGAGGATTAGAAGAAGTCATATATCAGTATATGAGAGTAGCAAGGGGCAGAGGACATGAAGTAAGTTTAAAATGGTTAGACGACATAACACAAAGTGATTTAGAAAAATATGATGTGTTTCATAATCATACTGGTGGTTTTTATGATTTGTTGAAAGATAGATGTATACCTTATATTTTTACGATGCATGATGCTTTTGTTAAAATACACGGAAAAGATTCTCATTATTATATGACAAATAATCAAACTATAAAGAATTCCTTGTTCAGTTTAATACCGTCTGAAGATATGATAGATTATTTTTTATATCCAGAAAAATTGAGAAGATTGCACCACGGTGTAGATACAAATTATTTTTTTCCACAAGAAAATAAAAAAGATATACGATTAATTTGTGTGGGAGGAGGAGATGAGAGAAAAGGGTTTCATTTAGCAGTTCTAGCGGCGAAAAAATTGGGACTCCCTATAACAATTGTTGGCCCAGACTCAGTACATGAAGATTATAATAAGAAATTTTATGATATTGTAAATGATAGTAAAAAACACATAACTGCAAATCCACCCCAAGACTTGTCAATTACTGGAAAAGGAAATCCAATTGATATACATCTTGCTGGTAATGTAGAAAAAGATGAATTGAGAAAATTATTAAATGAACATCATGTGATGATTCATCCAGCATCTTTAGAGACTGGTCAGCCCTGTCTTGCTGTTCTTGAAGCAATGGCGTGTGGACTACCTGTAGTAGGAACAATGCAAGATGACATATTCGTAAAAGGATTTTCAATATGTACAAGAGATGTTGATGTCATTGTAGAAAAAGTCAAAGAAGTTTTAGATAATTATGATGAATATTCTAAAAATGCAAGAGAGTTTGCAAAAGAAAGAGATTGGGAAAATATTTTTGACGAATTAGAAAAATATTATTATGAAGCAAAAGAGTTAAAATATACCAAGCCGTTTGACATGAAGGACCGGTTAATGTTTGCATATCAGAACACTGGTAATGTTTTTGACTTAAACATGAAAAAAAATCCTTATTTAAAGGTGACTGGTCCTATTTCTGCAACTTATAAAATTAATTTTATTGATAAAGACACCGATACTGTTCATTATTCTAATGTTATTTCTACTGGAGGATGGGTTGCTTGCGGTCTTGATTATTATATAAATTGGAGGGTTGAAGCAATAAATATCGAAACAGAAAAAATAGAATTTGAGTATGAACAAGACCTTACAAATAAAAATGTTTTTGTTTGGTTTGATTCAGTTGCATTGGGAGATACTTTAGCTTGGACGCCAGTTGTTGAAGAATTTCGTAAAAAACATAATTGTAAAATGTATTGCAGTACATTTTACAATGAGCATTTGATAGATTCATATCCTGAAATAACCTTTATAACTCCTGAATCTGGTTTTAATGATTTTGTATCTTCTTATAGAATAGGTTTTTTTGAGACTAGTACCCAATCCCCTGTAGATATGAAAGATGTTTCTTTGCAAGAATTATGTGCAGGTATTCTTGGAATTAAAGATTTTAAAGAAACAAGATGTAACATAAAAGTTAAAGAAACAGAAACAGAATTGAAAAAACCATATGTTTGCATTGGTATGCAATCAACTGCTCAAGCAAAATATTGGAATAATCCAGAGGGCTGGGACAAAGTGGTTGACTTTTTATCCAAAAAGGGTTATAATGTAGTATGTATTGATAAACATGAGTCATTTGGACAAGGAGAATATTTTAATAAATCACCTAAAAATGTGATAGGCAGGCATGGTCGAACTTTAGATCAAACGATAGCAACTTTAAATGGTGCTGAGTTTTTCATTGGATTGGGTTCTGGTCTATCATGGTTAGCGTGGGCTTTAAATAAATATGTAATATTAATATCAGGATTTAGTAATCCTAAATCAGAATTCTCTTCAAAATGTTTCAGAATTCATAATGATGCTGTTTGTAATAGTTGTTATAATCGACATAAATTTGATCCAGGCGATTGGATCTGGTGTCCAGATCATAAAAATACTGATAGAATGTTTGAATGTACTAAAACTATCACACCAGAAAATGTTTATCAAAAAGTGCTTAAAGTAATAAGAGTAATAGACAAAGAAAAACTGCTGAAATGATTAAAACTATAAAACCTCTAGATTTTGCAATTATCATAGAAGACATTGTTAGTAGTAAAAAAATGACATACTTGGATGCAATATCCTATTATTGTGAAGAAACACAAATGGAACCTCAAACAGTTGGAAAACTTGTTCAGGGTTCTCTGAAAGATAAATTAAGAGAAGAGGTTACAGCCTTGCATTATCTCCCAAAAACTGCTACAATACCAGGACTATGATAAAAATGGATCCGTTTGATTGCTATAAAGAATATGTTTCAATCAAGACTCATTTCCATGCTAATAAGTATGATTACTTTAAGCATAAAAAAAGAAAAATCTCATTTAATGCTTTTAAAAAACGCAACGATCAAATCTTTTTTGTGAAATTGTCAAAAAGTTATAAGGATGATGAGATATCGAAATTCTTTGTTGCTAACTTTATTGAGAACGAAAATTTGTGGATAGGTGATGCACTTGATTCACAAGCAGAAGTCAAATATAAAGAATGGCAAAAAAGAATACAAAGCATGAGTTATATTTTTAGTAATGATATTGATAAATTGTTGATCAAAGAAGATTTTGAAAATTGGTTCAAAATTAAAAAAGGTCAACATCCTTTATTACTGAAACAGGCGATTGCTAAATATATTTGTATGGAAACTTTTTCCATACTTAATATGATACTTAACTTTGTTCCTGACTGGGATCAAAAGATAAAAGAAACTTTTGTCTGGCCTCAGTTTAGAGATAAAGTTTTAAAATACACTCCATTTTTGGAGGTGGATAAGACGAAGTTTCGTAAGATTTTACGAGACAAAATTTAATATACAACTAATACAACGAATATTCCGATATACGAAAGGTAAATATGGCTACACTATCCGCACTAAAAAAATCCCGTGCATCCTTCATGCAAAATCTTCACAAAGAAATCGAGAAGATCGACACTCCTTCTGAATCAAAGAGTTATGTCGATGATCGATTTTGGAAACCTGAAATCGACAAGTCTGGAAACGGATTTGCTGTTATTCGATTTCTTCCCCCAGTAGATGGAGAGGATGTTCCATGGGCAAGAGTCTTCAATCATGGTTTTCAAGGACCAACAGGACAATGGTACATTGAAAACTCTTTGACAACTCTTGGTAAGAAAGATCCTGTTTCAGAGTATAATTCTCAACTTTGGAATTCTGGAATAGAGGCGAACAAAGATATTGCTCGTAAGCAAAAGCGCCGCTTAACTTACATCAGCAACATTTATGTTGTTTCTGACACAAAGAATCCTCAGAATGAGGGGAAAGTCTTTTTGTATAAATTTGGGAAGAAGATTTTCGATAAGGTTAATGATGTGATGAATCCCGAATTTGAAGACGAATCTCCTGTCAACCCATTTGATCTTTGGGAGGGGGCTAACTTCAAATTAAAGATTCGTCAAGTTGAAGGTTATCGAAATTACGATAAGAGTGAATTTGATAAAGGTACACAACTCGTAGATGATGAAACTGAACTTGAAAAGATTTGGAATTCAGAGTATGCTCTTACAGAGTTTACTGGTGATGATCAATTTAAGTCTTATGAAGATTTGAAAGCGAGATTGGATTCTGTTCTTATAGTAGAAACTAATCTTCCTGAGGTGCGTACTCCTGTATCTAAACCAAAAACTGCAGAAGAAAATTTTACTCCTCCTACGAATAAGGAAACATCTTCTGAAGGAGAAGATGAGGATATGTCTTATTTTGCTAAGTTAGCAGAAGATAATTAAACATATTTTTGAGTTTGTTCTTTGATTAACTTCATTGAACAAACTCATTCTATTATGCAATAGAGTCAATCATTCCTCCATTCAAGTTTGGAAAGGCGTTATCTGGGGTGCTATTTATAGTACTCCTCGAACTTGAATCGCTGAAAATGTTCATTCCTCCGGTGCTTCCTGTTTGGGTTTTTAAGGCATCTCTTTCTCTTTCCAGTTCAAGTATTTTTTTCCTCTGAAAATCTAATCGTAAAAATTGCTGTTCTTCTTTATCTGTCGATTTTAAGTCACCTGCGCCGTAACCCATACCTCCCCACATGCCAGTACCTACTCTTTTCGAAGCCAGAACGGAGGCAGATGCATCGTATTTGCCCATCCCAATACCCAGTTCTTTGGCGGCAATAGCATATGCTTTTCGAAGTTTTTCTGCATTCTGTCCCACACCATCTGTAGGGTCAGCCCTCAAAAGTCCTAGTGTGTGTTGGGTTTGTCGCTCTTCATCTGCATCCTGTGCATCCCGCACCTTCTGATTCCAATGTTTTTCTTTTTCTTTCCCAAAGAGTTTGCCCATTACAGAATTAGCTCCAGATGTACCTATCAAATCCTCTAGTGCTTTTCCTACCCATGTTGCAATAATTCCTATAGCACCTCCTATTACAATACCTGCAACTAATCCTACTGGTCCAAGTCCGAGCATTGCGGCTCCTCCAAAAAGTCCAGCCCCCAATAAAGCGTGTTTTAGATATGGACTGCTTTGTAAATATTTCCATAATTGAGTTTTCATGTGACCCGCAAGACTTCCTCCTTCTCCTTTTTGAGCTTTCAATGCTTCTGCTAAAACGGGTCCTCCTATTATTCCAGCACCAGCTCCCAATATCATACCAGCAATCATTCCTGCAGGACCAAAACCAGAAAATGCCGCCGCACCAAAAAATCCCCCCGCCCATGGCAGAGCCGAACCATCGAATTCGTCACTCATAAGATAATTTTTTAAGCCTTGCTTGAATGCTTTACCAATATCTTTCTCTCCACCTTCTTCTACTTTCATCATTTCTTTAATGGAGCCTGCTCCTATTATTCCAATACCTGCTCCAAGAATTGCTCCAGCTATCATTCCTGCTGGACCTCCAACTACTCCTAATTTCATACCTAAAACAGCCCCACCAGCTCCGGCCCATAAATTTATATTCTCCATCAAGTGTTCTTTTACTTTAGTCATTACGTTTTTGGAATTCATTTTTGATTTATCTTCTGCAAAAATATGATTTAGTCCAGATAATGCTCCTCCAAGAACTCCACCAATTATTGCTCCTCTTGGTCCTAATAATCCAAAACCGACCAAAGCACCTTTTCCAGCACCTCCTGCCGCGGCCCCTGCAAGACTTTTATAAGCTCCACCCGATGGAGAAAAATACGAATCCATAAATGCTGTAACACCACCACTAAAAGTTTTTTGATCAAATCCTGCTTGTAATGCTTTAATTAATGATGGTCCTGCAACCATTAAAGCTACGCCTCTTGCTAATTTAGGTAGCAATGCCAGACCCAAACTTCGTGGTAAAAATCTTCTTAATCCCCCAGGAATTCCTATAAGTGCAGTAGATAAAAAATTTCCCAACATTCCCATGAATCCTTTTCCTGAAAATCTTGGCATATCCAGTTTGGATTTCATGTTTACAGCTTTTCTTTTATCTGCTTTCCCCTCAAGCCGATCCTCTTTCTCTCTTCTGTTGTCTGCTTGATCTTCTTGTACTCCCTTTAGCAAGAACCCTTTCATGCTTTGTAGCACATCAGTTTGTACTTCTAAATGGGTCTGAAGACCTGCAAAATTATGCTTATTCTGATCTTTAAGTTCATTAACAAGACTTTGAAAATGTGAATAGTTGTGGGGTTTACGAGCCATTACTGCCTTCTCTGATGTTCTTCATTTTTTCTGTTTTCTTCTTCTATGTGGGATATTAACATTTCTACGTAAATGTCTCTTTCAAAGGGTATTAGATTTTCTATCTCTGTTAAACTATATTTATGATGTTGCATTAACTGAAAGGTTAGTTGATAATAGTTTGTTAAATTATTATGACTACATATCATAAAAAAAAATCGGCAACTCCGTTTAAAGTTTGTTTTTCATGACAATTGCATTTCGAACAAGTAAATTCGATATCATATAATAGAGCAGGCATTGTATTGAAAAATGTTTTAAGTTTTTCAAATTGATCACTCGTTAAGCTATTAACAAAACTAGTCATTTCTTCTTTAGTATGATCATTCGCACTAAAAATTTCGTCACCAGAATATATGTTATCAATACAATCAATGATAACGGCAAATAATTCGTTTACAGTTGAAACATCTTCTACATCTTCTAATTCCGACATTCGATTGTAAACAGACATGGTTGGATATTTCATATCAATTGAAATTGCATCTGTCAATTTAACGAGTTTAGAATGTTCTTTATTCGTAGTAAGTTTTAAATCAGTTAGATTTATTTTTATTTTGCTGACACCATCGCACTCTTCATCTTTACTATTTTTTCCTTCAAAATGCCCCATTTGTATTTCAATTTCTTCACCAACAGATTTTGATCTTATCTTTAACAATGCCATTTGTAAATCAAATAATGGTAAGTTATCAGCATTAACGTTTTTAGATAAAATACAATTATTAATTATTTGTTTTGAAGTGTGTACTATCTCTTGTTGATCCCCTGCTTCCATGGCCATTAATAAAAGTTTTTCTTCTTTGACTAAAAAGGGTCTATATGTTATTGGATCTTTTATTGATAGCAAGTTCATTTCAAATGTTGGTGCATCAATTACGGGTAAACTCATTATATCTCCATTTTTTAATTATGTTTGAAATCCTTCAGACTGACCAAGCGAACCGCCTAAATCTTGTTCTTTTGGCAATTGTTTCCATCTTCGATATGCGAATGTAACACTAAGTCTGGCATATTCATTATTTTGGCTCCATCCCAAATTTATTGCCCCTACATTTAAAGGAAATGCTTCCATAAAAATTATGCTATAGCTTGGTTGATTTCCTTCTGTAAACGTTTTTAAGCGAATATCAGTTATATAATCTTCATAGTATGAAGCATCATACATTTCGGGATCGACTATCTGATTCTGCCAATCATCAAAAAATTCTTTTTCTTCCCAACCGTTCGCCGTACAAATAAATGTCATTGTAGTATCAATAAACATTTGACCATAACCTATTTTTCTTACGGGTCCATATAATTTATCTTCAACTGTGAGTATGGTTTTACCTGGAAGTTCTGCCTGTTCGCAGAGAAGAGTTAACGAACTGGTTTGGAATCTTGGAATAGTAACTTCGTATCTATTGACTGGTGCAGGACCACCATGAAACGCTAAATTATTTCTAAATGTGTCTATGTTTAAAGGCATTATATCATTCTCCTACTATCTCCCCAAACGACAAGTTTGTTTTCTTTTTTAAATCTTTCTGTTGGTAAAAATAATGCAATTTCTTTTTCATCTTCGTCTACAATTACAACTCTAGATGTTATGTGTTTATATAAATATCTTTTTACTGTTGGTTTAAGCTCTTTAATTCTTGAAAGTGCTTCATAATTTACGCTTTTAGAACGATCAATAGCATCCATCAATTTTGCTCTAAGCAATGGTGGAAGATAATGAAAATTTAAACCAAGAAATCCATTACCATACATTTTCACACACAAGATCAATGGAAATCTATCATAATATTTCATTTTTTCTTTAGTTTTTGGATCATAAAAATATGATGCCATCGCACCTGGTAATATTGTTCCTGTGCCTGATTTTTTAGCAGTTTTATAAAACTCGTCTGCAGTATCGACTTCACTAAATCTACTTCTCAATTCTGATCTCAGGGCGCCAACTTTTCTACGAAACCACTGTGATGCATTACGTGTTTTTGGTTGCCCCTCATTTCTTCTTAGTGCATTTTTTAATCTATCTAAAAATGTTTGATCTTGTTGTGCCATAGTTATATTTAGCTAAAAAAGATGATCTTCCGTAATGATCTTAAATCTCCATTTTCTGTTTTTACAAAACTCTGTAGCCGCCCTCCATTTTGCTTCATTTACACCAAATGTGTATACTTCGGATAAATATCTTTTAGTAACTCTTTTGGGTTTTTTGGGAGGAGATGTTTGTTTTTTAGGTTTGACTTCTATAACAATGCATTCTGTTAGACCATCTTTCCTTTTTATTTTAATCCAAAAATCAGGAAAATATCTATGCATTCTTTTATCAATAGGAGATTTATAGGGCACAACTACTTCTTCACTTGACCATTCGATAACCATAGGATTTCCTTCACAATAATTCATGAATTTTTTTTCCCATAAAGAACGGTAAGTTATTTTAGTAGGATCTCCCTTATATTTTTTTAGATTCTTTACTTTATATTTTCCTTTGTAACTCATGCTAAATATTATGTATAACAAGGAGAATAATGTCTACAGATGCGGCCACTAAATTAGCACGACTAATTAATGTAAGAACAGGTGTTCCTGTTCACAGATTTCCAGAAAATATTGGGTCTTCTGGAGCAGAACCAGAATCAAGAAAATTTTGTTTATTTGAATTTATTACTCTTGAAGAAGGGAAATCAAGAATTTCTTCTTGTGTAGTGTTGCCTTTTCCAGAAATAAATGATGCTATTAATGTAAAATATGATAATGTTGAATTTGATGTTGTTGGCGCAATCGCAGTAGGAGCTTCAGCAGGAAATGTAAGCATAGACCGGTTATCTAATATTGCAAAAACGGGACTATCTTCTTTTAATGCAGGAACATTTGCCAGAATAGCTTCAGATGTAGTATTAAGTGGAACTCCTGGTTTAAAAGCAGGAGTTGCAAAAGGATTAAATACAATACAAAACCCTTATATTACAAATGTATTTAATAGTGTAGGATTTAGAGAATTTTCTTTTTCTTTTGTTCTTATACCTAAAAGGGCCCATGAAAGTGAACATATAAAAAAAATTATTGAAACTTTTAAAAATGCAATGTTACCAGAAAAAATAAGAACAAACCGAACCGATGAAATGGGTTCTCAAAGTACAGGTATTTTAACAATGCCCGATAAGGTTAATATTTCATTTTTTCCTACTACTGGAAATTATGGTAAAACAAATAAGGACAAGTTAATAAAAATTCGAAAAGCAGTTATACAGAATTTTACAATTGATTATTCAGCAGGAACGCAAAATCCTACTTTCTATAAAGGAACAAATGCTCCATTAACTGCTACATTAAATGTAACTGTTAAAGAAACTGAGATTTATACTAAAGAAAGATGTTTTGAAGATTATGGTGCTATGTATGGTATAAGCGGAGAATAATATGGCCAGAAGAAAAGATCCGAGTAGGAGTTTAAATAGAATAGTAGGCGCAAAAAGATTTGAATATCCTAAGGGGATTGCTACGGCTGAAGGGTTGCAACATTTTATGGTAATATCAGAATTGATATTCAATCCACCCAGCAAAAGTAATGATGCATTTAATGGACAGACTGGTATGGAAGAAGTTACTTCTGGTAATGAATCAAGTCATTTTTATGATCGGGGTAAAAGTTTTGTTTTACATTTGCCTGTTGGTTCATTAAAAACACAATATTCTGCGGATTATTCTGATGTGAATTTGGGTATCTTTGGGGACATTTTATCCCAAAATGCACAACAAATAACAAATGATTTAAGAGAAAATTATGCTTCTTTTGCAACTGAAGGAAGCGGTGGTTTTTTACAAAATGCTATGGATTTATATGGAAGAATGGGAAAAGATGTAGCACAACAGGTTTCTCCATATTATAATAGTAAAGATTTAAGAGGAGATTTTGCGAATAGAATTAAATTTAATGTAGCAAGTGCCTTTGGATCATTAGCTCCTTCAAGTGCAAAAGGGGAGCAAATAGCATCTATGTCTATGAGGGAGGCAAGAAATCCATATACTTCTCTTATATTTACAGGAATAAAAAAATTGCGGGAACATTCTTTTAATTTTGAATTTAATCCTAAATCTGCGATTGAATCTGAAACGCTTATGAAAATTATAACAAATTTAAAATATGGAATGCTACCAGGATTGAATCAGTTAGACCTAGAAACTACGGATCCCGTGACAGAAGTAGTATCATATGATAGACAGAACATGTCACCAGGACATCCAGCATATAATAGTGCTAAAAAAACAACATTAAAGATTGCGAATAAAATGAATTCTGCTTTCTTTTCTTTTCCTAATTCTTATAGAATTCAATTTTATAGTAATTTGGAAAAAAATACATATTTACATCGTATAGGAAATTCATTTTTAGTATCACTTAAAACAAAATATTCACCTAAATTTTTTGAAGAAAATGGACTACCGACAACAATAGGTTTACAGCTTCAATTTAAAGAAAACTTTACCCTTGATAGATCACATGCGGAGGATTATTAATGTCAGAATTTTTTAGAAATTATAAAACATTTTATTATAATATGGATAAAGTTAAACCTATTAGAGGCACACTTGCAACAAATTTGTTGTCTAGAGTAAATGTAAATAATGAAGTTTTAAAAAATATCTCTTCATATTATCCATATCGAATAAAAGAATTCGAAAGACCCGATGTTATAGCATCTCAATATTATGGATCTTCAGATTATACCTTCTTAATATTTTTAGCAAATCAAATTCAAGATCCTTTATATGAATGGCCTTTATTTGGAAATGATCTATCAAACTTTATTAAAGAAAAATATGGTTCGATAGATTCTGCAAGAACAGAAATACATCATTATGAACGAATATTAAGAAGCGGCACTAAAGCAACGGCGGATACAGGTAAAATTTTGGAAAAGGTTGCAATCGTTAATAAAGAAACATATGATGCTCTTATTATTACAGAAAGAAAAATAATATACAATTATGATTATGAAATTATGAATAACAATCAAAAAAAAGAAATTGTTTTAATAGAAAATACTTATTCCAAACAGATTATGAATGAGTTAAGAAGCATTTATGCTAATTAGTAGGATATAATATGTCAGAAGCCGATTCTAACTTTAGTACCGATTCAGCCTGGACTATAACATTTACAAATTATAAAGGAATACCCTATGCAATCGATTCTGAAAATAATTCAGCAATTGCAGGATTCACAATAAACGAATCTTTATTTGAAAGTAATGTTATAACTGGTGATGTAAAAATATTTGATGTCGCTGGACTAGACGAAAGAATTCCTTTTATTGGACAAGAAACAATACGTATACAGTTAAAAAATAAATTATTAGATGGTCCGGATTGGGATGCTACATTTACAATTGTTAAAAGATCCGCTACTATAGAAGAGGGGCCCACTAGATTTTATGTATTGGAATTTTGTTCACATGAGTTTATTGCAAATTTAAGAAATAGAGTATCGAAATCATATAAATCTGAGTTGGCCTCTACTATTATTGCAGACATATATGAAAAGTATATAGTATCAGATTCTTTTGTTACTGATGCAAAAACATTACATTCTGACAAAAAAGGGGATTCAGATGGAACTTTTTATGGAATGCATTTTGTATTTCCTACAGTAAGACCTTTTCAAGCAATAGATATGGTTGTTAAAAAATCTGTTGCTTCAAATGTTGAAATGCAACAAAGAGGAAAAAGTGCAAATTTTGGAAAATTTGTATTTTATGAGAATAAATTTGGTTTTTATTTTAAAACATTGTCCGATCTGTTACATCCTTTAGTAACTCAGTCTCCTGCTGTAGTTGAAGACTCTGATATAGCAGAATTAGAAGCAACTGGCATGGATTATGGTCTTCAAAAGGCCCTAAGAATCAGCAAGGCGGCACAGACATCATCAGTTGAGGTGCCAGTGGTTTCTTATGTAATAAGACCATCTGAAATTATAGATTCCACCCCACTTCAAAAAGAATTTACAGTTGTTCGATACAAAATACAATCTACTTTTAATGTTTTAAATAATTTAATTGAAGGAATGTATTCGGGAAGATTGTTGACTTATGATCCAACAACTCAAAGAATTGGTTCTATAAATCAATCATCATCTACGCCACATGTTCCACCACCCACTTCTGATGCAAAATTTACTAATGATGCAAGATTTACTAATAAATTATACAAAGCAAATCATAAGGTAACTTATTATGAATATGATTATATATCTCAATTCAATAATTTTAGACATGTTGGAAAAAAGGGAGAAAAATATCCACTGACCAATAATGAGCATTATGGAATGGATACATCTGAAACATTTTATAAGTATGCATCTACAAATTTTCAACATAATGAAAAAATGATTACAAAGTTATTACAAAATGTTATGACAGATAACTCCAAAGGTGCTATTTCTGTAGATAAACAAGTGGAGAGATGGTTGATACAAAGTTATTCTCAATCAAGACAAATTAGAAATATAATAACGCAAATAACTATACCAGGTGATCATAATAGAGTTGTTGGTGAAATAATAGAACTAAAATATCCTTCGAATTATTATCCAGACGAACAACATTCTTTTTATACTGGATATTATTTAATAACGAAAGTTCAACATGCAGTAATACACGGCAATAGTTATCTAACAACAATGGAATTAGCAAAAGATACGTTATTTTCTAAACTGTCAAAGACATCTATAAGAGATCATGCTGGGTATGGGGCTTCGATTGATGAATCATCAATAGACGAATCGAGTCAAACAACGGACTACTGGGAGGGAGCAGGTGATGAATAGTTCAACTATTTTAAACGATAATGATGTAAAAGATTTTATGGGAACAGAAGGTTTTGTCTGGTTCTATGGTGTTGTTGAAAATAGAAAAGATCCGCTTTTTCTTGGAAGAGTTAAGGTAAGATGTATTGGATTTCATACAGATGATAAAACACTAATACCAACAGGTGATCTTCCTTGGGCGGATATTATTCAGCCAGTAACCTCGGCGGCAATATCTGGAATTGGAACTACTCCTACTGGATTAGTAGAAGGAACTCATGTATTCGGATTTTTTAGAGATGGAAGAGAAGCACAAGAACCAGTTGTCTTAGGAACATCTGGGGGTATACCTGAAAATATTGCAAATCCTGATAGAGGATTTAACGATTCTAGATCAATCTATGAAAGACGAAATGCCCCCTACCCTCCTCTTTATATTGATAGATTTATTACAGGTATTCCTGCAAAAGTTATAGAACACGGTCAAAGTTTTGCGAATGAAGAACATTATGATTTTGTAGGGGAAACTCCGATGAAAGGTGGAAGAATTTGGTTTGGAAAAAATGAAGATGACTCGAAAATTCAAGCAAATATCTATAAAAGAGAATCTGGTGTCCTGTTCGGGGGGCCTCGGGGATCGATTTTGGCTTTTCCTTCCAAAAATAATTCTCCGATGATGACTTCTCAGGTATTTTCTAGAAATCCTGATGAAAATAGAATTATATTTGATGGGAATGGTGTACCAATTATGTCTTTACCTGCAACAAATTTGCTTGGTTTAAATAGAGTAAAGTTTTTAGATGAGTATGCCACTTCAAGAAAACTGAATAGAAGTGATCCAAAATCTTCTACTCATCCTCAATCTCAAGTTGAAATGGCGGCTCATAGAATCGTAGGAAGTTTGGGTGCAACTCAGTCAAATTTGCATACAGGAATTGAAAAAGCGGCAAAAGATGAAGCTCCTTGGGCTATACCTCCAAACGGTTTTAATCCTGAATATCCTTATAATCATGTTACATATACTGAAAGTGGACATCTATTTGAATTAGATGATACTCCGGGAGGAGAAAGGGTTAGACTACTTCATAGGACTCAAAGTTTTCTTGAATTTTTACCTGACGGTTCTAGGGTCGATAATACTGTTGGTAAATCTTATTCTCTTTGTGACTCAGATGTTCATTCTCACATTTATGGTGATGAGATAAAACATGTTGAAGGATCAATGAACCATGTTTATAATTCTAGAAGTGGTGGGAGTAATCATATAAAATTTGCTGGAGATGGCGATGTAAATATGGAAGTGACTAAAGGAAATTATAATGTTGATCTAAAAGATGGTGAAATGACTATTAAAGCAAGAAATCTTACAATCATTGGAACAGCTAAAGGACAATCAAAATTTTCATTAGAACAA